AATCAAAATCGGTCAAACTTTAAAAGACTTTTTGCTTGAAATGGGGGTGTAAAAACTCCCATTTTTTTTTAAAAAAATTAATAATTTTACAAATTCTGCATGAAAAATCTTACAAATTGAAAATTCAATTTAAAGGCATTTTTAAGCGATTTGAGACACTTTAATATTTTATGAACACTCAATACCTTTTTCGAGAGAAGTGAGTTCTCTATACTGGCAAAGGGTTTCAGAGGCAACAAAAAAAATTATAAAAATGGTTGATTTAATGCAAACTTTATTAGGAAAAACATTGATTAAATACAAAATGTTGAGAACGGAATATCTTTGGAGAAAAATTTTTAGTGATGCGATTTTTAAAGAATGGGTTTTAAATTTAATCCGACAAGAGCAACTTTTTAAAAAAGGAATTGATGGCGATGGAGACATCATTGGCACTTATTCTCAAATGACAGAATCAATAAATCCACTAAAAAAAGAGGGTAGTCCGTACACACTTTTTGACACTGGAGAATTTTATAAAAGTTTTATTTTGTACATTTACAGAGATGCAATTGAAGTTGATGCAAATCCAATTAAATTAAATCGAAAGGGCGAAAAAGAAAATTTATTTTTTAAATATGGTGAAAACATTGTGGCACTTACTCCAAAAAATTTGGGGTTACTTCGGCAAGAATTTAAAAGAAGATTCCAGAACGAAATCCGAGAATTATTACAAATCAATAAATGAAATGCCTCTTGCAAACTGGATTCAATGTTTGGATGGAGATTTTACTGGATGCAGAAAATCTGAAAAAGGAACTGATGAACAAGATTGTGAAAATTGGGAGATTATTTATGAATCCTACATATCAGAAATGGGCATTGATAAAACATACAAAAAAATCCTTGAGATAATGAAAAAAAAAGCCATTATACAATGCGATTTAGTATCAACCGATGATAAATTTAACTTAACTTTGTTGCAGATTGAGGAAGAAAATTTACGAATGATAATGAATGAAACAAACAAATCTGCTGGTGGAATTAGAGAATCACTGGTTTATTTGTCCAAGTGGCTCGGCTCATGGTTAGATGCAAAGCAAATATCAGTGCGTGATTATTTTGTTCTTTTGTCGCAAATGGAAAAAATAAATAAAATTCAAAAATAATGGCTAAAAAAATAAGTGCAAGAGATATTTTCACAAATGAGGATATTTTTAAAAATATTAGAAAATCAGCAGATGAAACAATTGTATCGTTAGGTAAAATTAATGCTCAATTCAGAAAAACTGCAACCACTTTAAAATCAACAATTGGGCAAACAAAACTTGATTCAAATAAAAGCATTAAAGAATTTATTTCGCTATCTGAAAAAGCAAACAAACTGGCTCAAGAATCAGCAAAAGTTGAGGCATTAAGACAAAGAGCAGTTCAACAATCAGCAAAGGCAACGCAAGAACTCCAGAAAGCAGAACAACAAAAACAAAGAACAACTCAATCGCAGTTAAAAACTACAAGAGACCAAGCGAGGGAGACTGAAAGATTAGCCAGAGTAAACGCAAAAGCAACAAAATCAGCACAAGACCAAGCATCAGCATATAAAACACTCGAAAGAGAAACAAGAGCATTAAAAAACAAATCCAAAGACATGGGTGCAACTTTACTCCAGATGGCAAACAATGGTCAAAAAGGAACTGAGGCATATCGGAGACTGGCAGAACAATTTAAAAATACAACTCAAAAAGCAAAGGAGGGAGATGCTCAATTAAAAAAATTGGACAAACAAGTTGGAGATAATTTCAGAAATGTCGGCAATTATCAAAGTGCAATTGGAGGATTGAATAAAGTTATGGGAGCATTGGGAATTGCTTTTGGAACGCAACAAGTTGCCAGTTTTGTTAAAGATTCAATAATTGGATTTGAAAACGCAAATTCAAAACTTGCTGGAGTATTGAATACAACAACTGCAACAACTGGCAAACTCCAAGATGTGCAAAGAGAGTTGGGTCGCTCAACATCTTACACTGCTGGAGAAGTTGGACAATTACAAGTTGAACTTGCAAAACTTGGATTCGCAGAGCCACAAATCATTAAGATGTCAGAGGGAATATTGAAATTGGCTGGAGCATCTGGCAGTGAAATTTCCAGAGCATCTGAGGTTGCTGGTCAAATATTAAGAACTTTTGAATTGGATGCAAGTAAAATGAATCATGTTGTGGATGTCATGGCAAAATCATTTTCAACAACGGCTCTTGATATGGAAAAATTTGCATCAGCGATGGTATATGTTGCACCAGTTGCAAAATCGGCTGGTGTTTCTTTGGAGGAGGTAACTGGAATGCTTGGTGTTCTTGCTAATCAAGGTATCAAAGGGAGTAAGGCTGGGACATCGTTACGAAGAATTTTGACTGATATGGCTATGACTGGCAAACCAGTGAAAGAGGCACTTGCTGAGGTTGTTGAGGGTGGTATAAGTTTGACAGATGCCTTTGATGAGGTGGGAAGAACGGCACAAACATCGCTTTTGATTTTGGGTAATAATATGGATAAAATTGATGAATTATCGCAGTCATATGAAAATGCCGATGGGTCAGTTGATAGAATGTACCGAACAATGAAAGATAATGTATCTGGAGCATTTGACAGAGTAAAATCTGCAATGGAGGGTTTTATTCTTGATGCAAATGAGTCATCTGGAGCATCAACATCTTTAAAAAATGCTCTTTTATTTCTTGCTGATAATATGTTGCCGATTTTAAATACAATTACTTTAATAATTAAAGCATTTGTTTACTATAAAGTAATAACTCTTTCAACCATTGCAGTGAATAAATTGATGGCTGGGTCTTTTGTGGGAACAATTCGCAGTGTTGGACTTTTAAAAGGTGCAATGATGGGATTGGGTACTATGGCTCAAAAAGTCGGAACAATGATTAAAAACAACATCGTTGGAATCGCAGTTTTGTTACTGGCTAACTTATATTTTGAGTATAAAAGAATCGCAGATATTGAGGCGACTGCGACTAAGAATGCAGAAGAACTTGCAAAAGCCGTTTCTGAGGTTGCAAATAAAACATCTATTGAGGCAGAGGAAATGCAAAATTTGTTTGATGCTTTAAAAAAGACAAACACTGGCTCAGATGACAGAAAAAAATTAATTGATGAAATAAATTCCAGATATGGGACAACTCTCGAAAATTTAGAGGATGAAAAAAAGTTCGTAGACCAAGTGACTACGGCTTATGGTCAATTAATGGAGCAACTGGAGGCTAAGGCTAAAATGGAACTTGTAAGAACAAGATACGAAGTTGCTGGTCGGCAATATGCTGATGCACAAATGGAGGCAGATAAGGCTTACTCAGACCTCCAATATTACCGAGAAAACACATCGACTGCTGGTTGGCTTCTGGACTCTTTACTCGACCATTTTGGTGCGACTTCTGAAAATGAATTAATTGACATTTCAAATGCTATGCAAGAGTTAAAATCTAAGCAATTCGACATTTATGAAAAATATAAAAAAGAATATTTAGATATGCAAGTCGAAGTCGCTTTAAATAAACCAACTCCAACACCAACTCCAAAGGGCAAGGGCAAGGGCAAGGGCGATGAAGATGAAGATGAAGATGACAAAAAACCAAACGATGTGCAAAATTACGAAATGGAAATGCAAAAATATGAGTCATATGTTTCAAAGAGAATTGCATTGGATGAGCAATTAAGATTATTAAAACAAAAATCAGCCTTTTCAATAACAGAAAGCAATTTGGATAAAGAAATTGAAAACATTGTTTTACAAACCAAAAATCTTGCTCTGGCTGGAAAAGATGCTTTTGCTGATATTATCGATGGTGAAACTTTTGATTCTTATGAAAGAGAAATAATGGCATTATTTGAAATATTAAAAGATGAGCAAGTCAAAGAAACTGATTTTGCAATTTCAGAAATCAAACGAAAATATGCCGAAGAAAAGGCATTGGAGGAGCAAAAAATAAAGGATAATTACAAAAATCTCGTTGATAAATTTGATAAAGACAGAGCCAAAATGGTTACCGATGTCCAATCTGGAAAAGAGAATAAAGCCAGTCTGACAAAAATGGATTCCGAAAAAGCCAAAATTGACAAAGAATATCAAGAACAATTGCAAAAATTTTCAGATAATAATATTAAAAGAAATGAAGATGAAAATACTGAAATTGAAATTGCAAAGCAAAATTCAGCAGATGCGATTGTTGTAATTGAAAAAGATAAAAACGAAAAAATTAATGACTACAACGAAAAGAGAAATACTGCTTATATTGATGGAGTAAATGAAAGGCAAGAGGCTGAAGATTCAGCATTAAAAACAGATGAACAAACTGAACTTGAAATTGAGGAA